TTTAGTCTTCCCTACATTTGCTTTCCATCCCATTTTCCTTAAATCCGTTTAATCATAAACCTTGACTTCCATAACACCTTTCTCCATAAAGAAACCAAAATGCCAAATTAATTTTATCAGAAAATAATATAAAAAATACTGGAGGGATTAAAATGGCTAAGGGTCGAAACCAGTATCGTTCCTATACTTTAGCGGAGAGAACGGAAGTTTTAACTAAACTAGCTCTTAACGGAGGAAATTCTCAAAAAACAGCCCGAGAGACCGGCATTCCTCTTACAACTATTATAACTTGGAAAAACTCCTATTTCAGTGAATACGCCGGTATTGAAAAGAAACAAATTGACGATATTCTCAAGGAGACTTGGGAAGGCATTAAAAAATTACTTGATTCTGATCTGATTGATGAATTAATCATAAAAGCGAAAGAAGATGGAAAATTAAAAGAAATTATTTCTGCTGCATCAACTTTGATTGATAAAGCACTTCTTTTGTCTGGCATCAAAGCAAATTTATCAACCCTCAATAGACCAGTTGAATCTAATGCTAATGATTTGGATAGTGAAGAAGAAGTCCAACGGTTAATAAAAGAAGAAGAAGCGAAAGCAAAACGACGTAGAGAAAATAGAATCGTTGTTTAGGATTAGAAAATGCCGTTAGCTATGGAAATTTTGCCAGCAGAGTCTTTAAGATTAAAAAATTTGAAACACCGACAAAGAGTTTTAAGAGCCAGAAAAAAAATAGGTGCATTTGTTAGTTTTGTGTTTGGATGGAAACTTCAAAAATTTCAAGAACACTGGCATGAATTTGCTGATAAATACGATCGTGCTCTAATCTTTGCGCCCCAGGAACACGGAAAAAGTTGTGAGATGTCCTTAGTCCGGCCTCTTTATAAATTAGGTAAAAATCCCAATCGACTATTAAAGATTATTTCTTGTAATGATGATAAAGCTGTTGATATTTTAGGAGCTATTTCAAAAAAAATTGAATCTAATAAAGAACTTCATGAAGTCTTTCCCAATCTTCAACCAGCAGCGAGAGGGACTTGGACCAAACACCAAGTTACCGTAAAACGAGACGTATCAGCAGTTGATGCTTCTATAGAAGCATTGGGTATTCTTTCTACGGGTAGCGGTGATAGAGCTACTGATCTGATGTTTGACGATCCGGTAGATTTTAGAAATGCTATCCTTCAACCGGCCTTAAGAAAAATGGTAATTCGGGCTTATACTGCCACCTGGTTGGGTTTATTAGTTAAGGATGGAAGAGTTACCTATATCTGCAATGCTTGGCACCATCAAGATTTAACTCATGAAATTAAAAAGCCGAATTATCACTATCACATTTTGAATCAAGCAATTTCTAAAGATTTCAAAAATATTGAAGAATGGATAGGAACGAAAAAAGGAAGAGTCCGACACCTTCCCATATGGAAAGGAGAATGGCCAACAAAACGATTAATCTCCACTTTTGAGGAAAGAGGATCGTTAGATTTTAATCGAGCTTTCAGGCATCAAGCATTAGAAAGCAGAATGTTTCCTTTTACTAAAGGTTTGAAAGCATCAACAATATTGATGGATGAAGATGCTGAATTAAAAGATTTAGAAGCTCCTCAAGATTTTCCGAGATTCACCGGAGTGGATTTGGGTGGAATCAAGAGACAAAATGCTCAATCAGCTATTTTTACTTTAGCAATAGACCCAGAAAGTCTTATTCGTTGGCCAGTTGATATTAGAGCCGGCCATTGGTCGGGTCCTGAAACTGCCCGGCAGCTTCTAGATGTTTATAAAAAACATGAACCTTTCGATATTTTTGTAGAAAATAATGCTTACCAACACACTCTAGCTGAATGGATGGAAGAAATGGTAGGAGGTCAAGAACTTCCTATAGAAGGTTACTATACTGGAAGTCAAAAACTAGATTTAGCGATCGGGCTTCCTGGAATCGCTTTGCAAATGGAAAAAGGATTATGGAAAATTCCTGATTTAAGACACGGATCGACTTGCAAGTGTGAAATATGCCAGTGGAGAGAGGAATTGAGTAATCATCCGATTGGTGCCTCAGATTTATTGATGTCAATGTGGCTCGCTGATAGAGCTGCTCGTAGAGGAGAAGAAGAACCGAGTATTCGATTTATTGGCGATGACGAAGAAGATGAAGAGGATGAAGAGTTGGAAGGAGTTTTGTCAAGAGTTTTTTAGGAAGGGGGGTATTAAATGCCTTATCCCGTAATTCAACAATTTAGTTCTAATCAGAAAGATGTTAATGTAAGAGGACCTTATCCAGTTCCGGTGGGCGATTGGATAACGAAGAAAATTCGGATGAGTGCGGTTCAAGTTGGGTTGACACCAGTAGCATTGCCGACAGTTTCATTGATAGACCGTAGGTGGATTTCAATTTATAATAACAGCGATTATTCTATTTATTTTTTGGATTCTATCGACCAAACTGTTGCGGTTGGACATCCATTCATAGCTAGACAGGCTTTCGCAATTAATTTGGATCAAAATATTATTCTTTATGCAGTCGGCGAATCTGCCTTGACCATGTCTGATATAAGAATAATGGAAGGAGCATAAAATGTCACCAATAGGCGGATATACGGGTATAGCTAATTTACTGGTGCCTCCTCCCGATAATTTACTTAATGAATTTGTTACTCAATTAATTGGTAATCGAAACGATGGTCATGATGCACAAACTATTTTTGGTTTCTTGCGTGATATATGGGAAGAGCAGCATACGTGTCAACTCGTTTATCCATCTTTAGCCGCAGGAATTTTGACGACATCCCATCTTGATGCCTATACTCTTGGAGATTTTGCCGAGATAGTTCCTGCAAATACAATTACTAGGGAATTTCATATTCATCATCTCCATCTTTTATCACCTAGTGCCAATGGCGACTATGAAGTCAGATTGTATCAAGGAACTTCTAAAATTGTTGAAGCTACTTTTTCTCGTTCCGATAAAAAAGATGATGTTGAAGGACTTAATATTTTTACATGTCATTGTGATGCTAATTCACAAATTCAAGCAAAATTGGCCTCATCAAATGCTGCGCAACAAGATACAGTAAAAATAAAAATTTGGTATCATTTACATTTGTAGAATTGAAAAAAAAAGAATTTTTACAGAGTAAAACGAAGGAGGAATACTATGGCACTATGGCCCCCAAATCTTGATGATGTCGTCAGATGTCTATACCAGATGCTTCAGAACGCAGAATCTTGCGATTCTCTTCCAGTTTCGATTCAAAATACTGATCCGATACCGACTGCAATTTGTCAATCAATCTGTCTTCACCTTGATACCTATAAAGAAAATTATCTTCTCTTTGGTTCTCAAGGATTGACCGATGGCATTAGTTATCTTGGACTGTGTGTTCTTGCTGGGACAATCGTTTGGTCCGATCCCGTTGAATTAGAAGATACGAAAGAAATAGCTTTTACTGTTCAACGAGCTGCTGGACATTGTGGATTAAGCGTAATGGTTTCTTTAGAAACTTCACCGGATAATATTAACTGGGATTCTTGTGCTTATGCCGGATTTACAAATTGTGCATTTGATAATATTCCTGCGGGCTATACACCTCTAGGTTTGACGGCTTCTCAATGTACTTTACCGATAACTACTGGACCAAAGTATATACGTGGACGAATTGAAAACGAATCTTATACCGATATCATTATCAGATCCTGGTTAGTTTTAACTAAAACTTGTTGAAAGGGAATTTAAATGGCTGAAGGCAGACCGAAGTTAATTGATCGTTTTGCCCCGGTTTTAAAACGCTTTGGATATGTTCCAATACGCGATAGTTCTCAGACTTTACCTGAGTTAGCAGAAAGTCAACAGTGGGAAGATAAGCCGGCTAAAACAGGTGATTATTTAGGAACTTATGAAAAAGCGATTTGGACCTATGCCGCAGTCTTTAGGATTGCTACAACTGGAGCAAAAGTTCCTTTTAAAATTTATAAAAGACGAGCGACCAAAAACAGCAAGCGTGTCGAGATAATTGACAAATTATGTAATTATATTTTAGAGTTGCCTAATCCTTATACTACAAGATTTAATCTCTGGGAATCTACCCTTGCTTTTGCTGAGCTCACTGGAAATTCTTATTGGGAATTAGTTTCTGAAGGTAAAAAACCTCCGGGCGAAATTTATGTTCTTCGTCCTGATCATATGAAAATTAATCCTTCCAAAAAGGAACTGATTGAAAGTTATACTTATGAAATAAATGGACGCAAAGTCCGACTCTTGCCCGAAGATGTCCTTCATTTCAAATATTTTTCTTCTAAATCTGAACTTTATGGAACTTCAGCTAATACAGCAGCAGAAAAATCTATCATTCTTGATCTTTATTCTCTGGATTTTAATGCTCGATTTTTTAAAGCTGGTGCTCGGATTATGGGCGTCTTAGAAACAGATCGTCATTTATCTGATAAAGCTATGAAAAGACTAAATGCGAAATGGATCGGAAAATATGGAGGCTATCAAAAAGCCTTTAAAACTCCAGTCTTGGAGGAAGGATTGAAGTATAAGGGAATTACATCAAGTCATACTGACATGGAATTCATCGCTCAAAGAAAAATGACCCGAGAAGAAATTCTAGCGGCTTATGGAGTTCCGCCAGCTATCGTTGGTCTCTTTGAGTATGCCAATTATGCTAATTCTCGAGAACAAAAAAAATTATTTTGGGAAGATACTATGCTTCCTAAATTGATAAAAATGCAGGAATATGTAACTGCCTTTCTGCTTCCTCGATATGGTCCCCGTCTCATAGGAGAATTTGATCTTTCCACTGTCCAAGCACTCCAAGAATCTGAAGAAGCCAAACAAAAAATTTCTTGTGGCCTGACGGATTCGGGTATTATGACAGCAAATGAAGTTCGAGAGAAGTTTTATCAGATGGAAGAGATCGAAGGGGGAGATAAGCGAACTATTCGAGGAAAATATATAACTATTTCCGAAGATGGCGAGGATTCCGAATTAAGTGAAGCAGAATTAGAAGATTTTATTGTTGCTTTAAGAAAACGTTTAAAGAAAAAAATTAAGGAATCACGATGAAACTTACTTTTTTAGGAACTAGAGGCGAAACTGAAAAAACTTCTAAATTTCACAAAAACCATTCAGCGATTCGACTTGAAACTCACAACAAAATAATCCTTTTAGATTTCGGTAAAAGTTGGCAGGGGAAATTAAAATTCATTAATCCTGATTTTATCTGGATTTCCCACGCTCATCCGGATCACGCTCTTGGATTAAAAGGGGAAGAAACGAATATTCCGGTATTTATGTCTAAAGAGACTAGCGATAGACTCCCCGAAAATAAATTTCCTTTGAAGAATCGACGAATAGTGAAAGGAGATTTCAAATTCGGTTCTATTCCTGCCAAAGAAATCTCCGTTGAACATTCTACTAAAGCTCCTATGAGTGGATTAATTATTGAAACAGATGAGGGAAAAATTGGATATTTTCCCGATATTCTAGATATTCCTGATAAATCTATACTTAAAGAACTTTCTATTTATGTTGGGGATGGTTCTTCTTTAACAAGAGATATCGTTAGGACTATTAAGGGGAAACGGGTAGGTCATGCTAGCATGACAACTCAGATGGCTTTGTTGCAAGGAAAGTGAAAATGAAAAAAACACCAATGACAAAAATTATTTTTACCCATTTCGGTAAAGAAGCAATCAGTATGAGACACGAGGAACTAGTACAAAAAATATCGGAACTTGCTAAGAAATTTTGTCCTAGTATTCCAGTTGAGATAGCTTTAGATAATTCTACTTTTGGAATCCCAAACAAGAAAATTGCCAATCCTATATTTAATCGAGAAGAAATTCTTTCCAATTATTTAGGATCCAAACGCCAATTCGTAAATGCAATTATAAAATATGTTCCAAAGAACACTAAGACCTTATTTGATCCTTGTTGTGGAAGTTCTCACCTCTTGATAGAAGCAGCTAAGCAAGGTATCAAAATTATTGGTAATGATTTATGCCCTCTTGCTTATTATTATTCTAGAGGAATTTTTCAAGGGGAAAAATTGAGTGAAGAAGATGAAAAGATTTTTAAAAACTCCCCTTCGATATCTGGCTGGCTTTCTAAATCAGAACTCAAAAGACCGGAAAAATTAGAATCGAAACGATTGATAGATGGATTGGTAGTTGGAGCCTATAAAAAATTTTCTAAAGGAAAACAAAAAACAGCTCTGGCAACAATATCTCTTCTTTTACAGCATTACTTTAGAGGCTTTGCAGCTTTTATTTCAGAAGAAGAGCCTTACAGCAAAGAACAAGTACTCAGTGACTTATCCAAATGTATAAAAGATATCAATGAATTAATCGGAGAAGTGGGAGGAAAAGGTAAAATTTTTAATAGAAATATTCTTAACGAAACAATTCCTAAAGCTGATGTAATTTATTTTGATCCTCCTTATTTTCCTGCAGGCCCGCAGGAAGGGATAAATTATTTCAAACATTATGTTCATGCTAATTCAGTTTTGATGCAGAAGAAATTTGAAGAAAAAGATCCGACTAAAGAAGATATAATTAATTTCCTTCCAAAATTAGCGAGTAGAACAAATCTTTTGATTGTTTCTACCTCTTCTCCTTCTGCTATAGAGTGGGGAAAAGAACTTTCTAAATTGAAGAAGAATGTAAAACAAATAGGAATATCGAAATCTAGTACTGGTTCCCAGCCGCAAGGAAACCGAACTAATCCAGTTGCTGCTCGAAATGTTAAAGAGAATTTATTCTGTGCTTCTAACTCTGAAATCAAAACTTTTGAAAGATTGGAAAAACTTCTTTTTAAATTAGAAGGTTATGAACCTAGCAAAATCAATGATAAGCAATTAGGCGATGATCTGAAATTATGTGCAGCAAAATATGCAAATATTCTTAAAGGCAGGAAGACAGAGTTTAAAAGTAAAGAGGAGTGTCTGGATTTTGGCGAACGAGTAATGCAAGAAGTTCTAAAACGGGGAAAAGTTACCTTTCATCCTGAATACAGAATCATAAACGGAAAAGCTCATCCGGTAGAAAAATAGAAAAAAAAGGAAAAAGAAAAAATGGAAAAGAATCCTGATAATTTGAAAGGAAGTGCATTTGAACAAATTACTCGAGAACGAGTAGATAATTTTATTAAAATGTTTAATGAATTTAAAAATAATGACTTCAAAGGTCTAGTCAAAAAAGTAGAACTGTGGGGAAGGCGGCCATCTTGGGCTGTTTCTACAATTATCTGGATCCTTTCTTCAGCTTTTACTGCTTTACTCGTTCGAACTATTTTTCTTTTAGGACAATGAAAATGAAATTAGTATTTATAATCATTTAAAAAAAAACAAAAATTGTTTAAAAAGGTAAATTTTTATGAAGAAAACTAGTTATCAATTATTTATGATTCTCTTGGAAAGATTGGTTAAGAGTGGGCTTCCTCTGGTTTCGCCTCATGCTGAAATGATTTGGAAGAGAGAAAAGACGCTAATTGTCAAAAATAAAAAATTAGATTTATCTCAATTTAAAATCCTTTGTGACTATGATAGAGGAGCTTTTGGTTTTATCAGATGCAAAGAGCCTAAAGAGATTAATTTAAAGGAATTTAAAGCTCTTGAATCAAAACATAGAATAGATGAATTAGAACGGGAAAAACTATGGCCAGAAAGTCAAAGTCTTATCGCTTACGAAATTCGTGATTTTTTCCCTTTTACCCAGCCGCGCAAGATTAAAAAGCAAGAAACTCAGACTTCCATCCGAGAAGTAATTTTTAAAAAAGAAAAATTTGACCCTCGAATAGCTGCTGAAGAATTGAAAGAATTGAGTAACAAAGCACTGGTTTCCCTCCATGCTCAAGTACATAAATTTTGGGAAGAAAGAGGAGCTAGAGCTTCGGATGAATTGGCAATCAATGCTCATCTTCTCATAGTTCAAGAAATGAGACGAAGAGGAATGGAACATAGAATCCAGAATGAGCTAGATGAAATTACCATCGAAAATATGGGAATTCGAGTAAGGGAACCATATGTATACATCGATGATTTGGCTCAGATTTATGGCCCAGGCTTCTATTTAAAAGATTTATTCCTAGCAGCCGTTGGCAGCGTTGCTGTTTCGGGCAGGGGGGAGGACTTGGACGTATGGATTAACTTCCCGACGGGAGAGAATGCAATAGAACGATTTCTAGGAGATCTCGAATTTCGATTAAGATCTTTTCTTAATGAAAATTTAAACAATCGAATACGTTTCCGAAGAGATGCTGAAGGAGAATTCTCCAAATTTCTCGAATCCCAAGAAAAAAAACCAAGAGCTTTGGGTGATGATGTGCATATGGTGCCAGATCCCGAAGGCAAATTCACATCATATGTTCCATTGGCGAGGTTAAAGGTGGAATTCCTAAAACCCGAGGAACGGGAATTGATAATAATGAAGGATCAACAAATTAAACCGGGAGTGGCGTTTACGCCGCTAAAAGCTAGGACAGGATATGGATCCTACGAATTTTTTGACAAAGAGAAATTGTGGAAAATGTGGGTATCTAAATATCTTTTAACAGATCCCAAGATACCTATAGCTATCGAAGAAAAATTTGATTGTTAGGAGTTAAATTTTATGGGCATTCGTTTATGTGGTCATCGAGATAAGAATAAAGTCTGGGTTTTTACTGAGGATAGAAAACGTGATCGTGCTCCGTATCTTCCAGACATCGTCAAGGAGATAAAAGGACTTCCCTGTGAATCTGTAATTTTAGATTGGGAAACTGTGATTTGGGAAAGTGGCGCTCCTATCCCCAGACACGAAATGATTAAAATTGTGATTTCTAAAACTCCCCTTAGAGACATCGATATTCGATGCAATGTGTTCGACATTGTTTATTATAATGGAAAATCTTTGATTAATCTTCCATGGAAAGAACGGCAGATTTATCTCAAAAAAGTTTTACCAAAAGATTTAAAACATTTGAAACGAGTCGAACCTTGTATTGTTACTAATAGGAGAGAATTTGATAAATGTGTAGAGAGACTTTCTAAAGCGGCCGGCAGTGAGGGGGTAATGTGTAAATCCGTTGAGGGGAAATACAATTTGAGTGGACGAACCGGGGAATGGTGTTTACCTGCTGATGGTTATTTATATGGTAATTCTTCAGTTATCGAGGCTAAGAAAGCTAAAATTAGTCGAAAAGTTTACGATCATAATGGAAAATTTGCTTCGATTAAAGCGATTGAAACTTCCGATTTCAATGGCAATCTGGTTCGGATTAAACCCTCTAATTTGCCAGAATTTTCTTTGACTCCAGAACACAGAGTTCTTGTAATTCAAAATGGACGATTGTGGCGAAAACGAAAATCGTATCGAGAGGATTGGTGGCGAATGGAAAAGCTGAGAAAAACTGCCAGAAGAGTTCGACCATCGAAAATAAAATCTTTGGATAAAGATTTCAGAAAAAATTTGAAATGGGTTCGGGCAGAAGATATTCGAATCGAGGATTATCTGTTGTTTCCGCCTTTACAACCCTTTCCTGTTAATAAAGATCAGAATCGTTCGCGTTCCTATGATTTTTTTGAACTTTGTGGTTGGTTTGTTTCTGAAGGTTATTCCGATCATCCGAGTCGTATTCGGATTGCCCAATCGAATAAATCTGAAAATTATAGGAGAATTCAAAAACTTATAGAAAGACTTAATTTGAATTATTCCATCGAGCCGAAACGCTTTACGATCAAAGATCCTAGACTCACCAAGTTCTTGAAGTATCATTTCGGAAGTCATTCTTATACTAAAAAGCTTCCTTCATGGCTCTTAAACTCAAATCTGAGTAAATTAAAATCATTTCTTAAAGGTTATTGGGCTGGAGATGGATCGATGACTACAGGGCAATGCCTAACCGTTTCGAGAGAATTAGCTTGGGGTTTAGTTTTAATTTTTAGTCGTTTTGGAATTTTGCCAAGCTGGTATATCCAAAATCGTAAAAATAAAGCAATGAGGATTAATCCGAGCAAATTAGGCCGAAGTAGAAAGATTCAAGAGCATATTTTAGATATTCAAGGAATTTCTAAATTTCTGACTACAGATGCAAAAATGATGGAATGGAATAAATTCAGTCCCGTATTTCTTCATGAATTTGGCTGGATTAATCTAACAGAAGGAAGTAATAAAAGGAAAGGAATGAAATTTTTTATTCTTCCAATTAAATCAATAAAGAAAATTCCCTACTCGGGCAAAATCTATCATTTTGAAACTTCGCGAGGAACTTTTGCTACCCCGGTGGTAGTACATAATTCAAAACTGAAGTTGGCCTTCGAACTCAAAACTTCGGTGATAGGCATCTATCGTAAGCCGTTCCCTTTCCCTAAAGGTCAAGTCCCTAAATCCGATCTCACCGGCCAAGAAGCAATTTCTACTTTTAAACGTCTTCAGCAAAAGTCCAAAACTTACATTTTGAGATGTGCTTATAGAGGCAAAACTGGAAAACTCGAAGCAATATATTCTGATCGCAAATTAACACTAGGAGATCTCTCCCTCAAATGGAATGCCTCCAAGAAAAAATGGCAAGGCACCGAAGATCCTCGCATCTGGCAAATGGCCAGAGGTTTTTCTCCTGGTAAACTTGGCGAATATGCTTACGGAAATACTTATGCCAAGAAATTAGAACCGGGACCAAAAATAGGGGACATCGTGACTGTAAGGCCAATTTTGGTAAGAAAATTTAAGACTGATGGACGCGAACTATTCGCTTGGATGTTTCCCAATTTAAGGGAAATTGACCCGACTAGAACAGTCCCTGATACTATAGATGATATGGAACGCATTGCTCGAGAATCTGCTGCCAGAACTCCAGGCAAAAAAACTCAAATGGAAATTATGGAAGCAATTCATCAATATTAGGAGGAACGATAAATGGCTTTACGCCAAGATCATAAATTAGCCGAAATTCATGCTTTTGCAGTGGATAAAAGTGATAATGCACTTCTCCTTAAAAGTAAAGGTCTAGCTCAGAATACAAAAGTAGTAAAATCTAAATTGATCGGGATCGATCCCAATACAAAAGCTCTTTTAGTCAAATGGATTGATAGTCTTCCGGGTGGAGAAAATGGAGCAATGACCGGAGAACAGATTGTAGCACTCCTAGAAGCCCTAGCAATCGGTTCTCGTCTTTCACACACTGCGCTTGATGATGTGGTCTCCGGTAGTCACCATGTCAAAACAGTTTCTGGAGATATTAATCTAAATGATTTAGCTGAAAAAAATCACATTAGTTTAGCTAATGTCTCTGCTTCTCAACACCATGTTAAATATACGGACGCCGAGGCAATAGCAGCAACTAGTGGAGAAACCAATGCCTTAGATTGGTTGGGATTATAAAATGACATTTAGAATTGTAAATCTTGGTTATGGTCAACTACCGGCGGCGAAAGAAACCTTATATACGGTTCCTGTAGGAATTTCCACTATCATTAAAACTGTCAATTATGTTAATACCTGTACCGTAGCGGGAATGACGGTAAATTTATTTGTCAAACCTTCGGGTAATACTTCTAAATATATTATTCCTCGAGATATGATGTTAGAAGCTCGAAATTCGATGATCTACGACGATGAAATGACTCTAGGACCGGGAGATTTAATCGAAGGATATGCTGAAAATGCCAATGAAGTTGATTATGAGATTTGGGGGGTAGAGGAAAGCTAATGAAAGTTTATGATGAATATGGAAGATTACAAGTAGCTCAAGCATTAAATGATCGTATTACCGATGCAGATAGCGATACTTATGTAATAGCTGCGGAAGAATATATTGATTTCTTTGCCGATGGAGCCCGATACCAGAGAATTGATGTAAATGGAGTTCAACCTACAGAATATATAGCCCATTATGGAGACTTAGACACCTACCTCCGCTTCACCGATGATCGCCTGCGAGTAGTAGTCGGTGGATTAGATGTAATTGATATTACTGAAGCAGGAACCGACACCGTAGTCTGGAATGAAGGTGGAGTGGATGTAGATTTCAGATGGGAGGGAGTCGGAGCTCCGAATGCATTATTTATACAGGGAAGTGATGGGAAGATTGGTTTAGGGACAGCAGTTGTACCTCATGGCGGAATTGGCTATGCGATGCTGGCACTGGAAGGTCTAGGCAATGATCCAAATGGACCATATATCCAATTTACTGTAAATACTGATGATTATCCAGCATTACAAATTGGAGTTAAAAATCATGATAGTATAGAAATTTTCTTTGATGGTTATTGGGATGGAGCATGGAGAAGTAGCGATGCCAATTCGAACTTCGGTATTGTAAAAACAAATGATAAATTTCTTTTTGTCTACGATTCTGCTATAGCTCAAGGAAATGTATTTACTTGGAATTATGGTATTGTCCTTCAAGCAGATGGCAAAGTCGGCATAGGCACTTTAGCCATCCCCCATGGTGGTATAGGTGCTGCTATGCTGGCTCTGGATGGGGCGAATGCAAATGTTGCAGGGCCTCATGTTCAGTGGACTACAATAACTGACAACTATCCTGTAATGCAAATTCTGTCTTGGCGTCATGATTTTGTTGGTATATTTTTCGATTCATATTTTGATAATGCTAGTAAAAGTTCTGATGCTGGAAGTAATTTTTACTTTTCTAAATACAATGATAAACTTTCATTCCAGTATGACAGTGGTGTAGCTCAAGGAGGGGTTATCACCTGGAACGACGGCATTGTGCTTGACACCAGTGGCAATGTTACAATCTCCACTGGTAATTTGGATATGAATAACAACTCAATTAACAATGTGTTGAGTATAGGAGCTTATGTAGATAGGGGAGATTATGGCGGTTATGATTTTCAAATAGGGGACTTTACTACTGACGGGGGTTGGTATGACTTAGATTTAAGCAGTATTATCCCTGCGGGTGCAAAAGCCGTTACTCTTCGCATGATCGTTGAAGATGATGCCGCTAACAGTTATATGGGGATAAGAGAAAATGGTAACGTCAATGCGTATAATAGAGTTGAAATACGAACTCAAGTAGCCAACGTTCCTTTTTGTTGCGATGTGATAGTTGCTCTTGATTCAAATAGAAAAATAGAGTATTCAACGGTGAATACCACTTGGACAACTATCAACATGGTTGTTAAGGGTTGGTGGATATAAAGAGAAACTATGAGTGAAGAAAATGCAGACAGAGAAATAACCCAACACAATATGGGATGAAGTGGCAAAGATAGAGAAGATGGTAAATATTTGAAAAAATATCCCAGAAGCTGGGTATTCCTACACAGGAACTCCTGGCACTGGGGAATTAGGGAGAAATTATGACAGACAATGACAAATTAAATATGATTCAAAAGTATTTTATTGAGTATATTCAGAGTTGGGAGACTTTGGCTGATTTTACCCAGTTCTTGAATAACGTGACCAAGGCGAAGATTAAAATAGCATTGAAGAACAGACTTCAGAAGGATTCAGATAATAGTGGTGAGGTAATAGTGAATGAACAGGGTAGAGTTGATATGTTGACAGGATTCAAGGACGAGATAAATAATCTATAAAAGGAGAAATAAATGAAAGTAAGAAAAATAAATCTAAAACCTTACAAAATTAAGATGAATATCCAATCGCAGATTATGCAAAAAATATTGCAAACTCCGGGAGTAGTTTCTGCTATTCAAGAATCAGACCGTTGGTCAAAAGAAGAAATTCAAAATATTATAATGCGAAAGACAATAGAACAAGATTATGCGGTAAACGAGAGTATGGCGAATGTGCTTTATATGCTTAAAATGGATGCGAGGCAAGCATACGAGAAACGAAATCCTTTAGCTAAGAAACTTTGTTTATATAACGATGAGATTCTTTTACAAAAAGAGGAATATGATTTACTTGTGAGAGCATTTGAACAATTTCAGGATTCAGGAAAAAATGAGGATGAACTTCTTGAACGGGTATTTGAGGCTGAGGAAGTTGAAGTAGAAGAGAAAAAGAAAAAGAAAAAGAAATAATGTGGATTACTCAAAAGACACGAGACAAGGTACATGAAGCTATTGCATAAGGAAGGAGAGTGCTATGGGGTGGATATCGCCGACAAGCTATTCAGATCCTAACGGTAAATGGACTAATGAAGCTAATGCCTATGATGGGAATTTGGGTACTTATGCTAGTGGTCAAACTGGTGTTACAGCTACTTTAGCATTGAAAGTGGCAGCCGATATATATTGTTATAAAATTAGAATTTATTGCTCCGACACCTCTGGTAACGATGCTACCAATATAGAAATTTATAAAGGCACTTGGATCTATTGGCAAGGAACCATTCCCGCTCTAACTTGGTTTGAAATAGAGTTTAATAGTCTTATCAAACTTAAGAGTATTACTATTCGCAGAGTTTCTGGTGGTAATTGGCGACTCCATGAATTCCAATTCTGGAGTGGTAGTGATGGCTACCAAGCTCCAGCAGCAGAGGATTACATTGTAGCGAATGAAAATGTTATTACGGATACTCTCGAAAATCCACAGCAAAGAAAACTAGTGGTTGGCCCCGATGGTAGAGTCCATTGTGCATTCCGAAAATACTTATTTAGTGGCGATATATGGAAGGTCTATTATGCTTATTCTGATGACTATGGAAGAACATGGACCATTGAAGACCCGACTCCCGGTTTAACTACATATACACAAAATCATCCCAGTATCGCAGTTGATTCCAATAGCAACCCCCATATTGTTTTCCATGACCAACCTGACACTGACCACGGACTTATACATACTGGAAGATATGTAAAGAGAAGCGCAGGCGGCACTTGGACTCTTTCTAATTTTTATTACGGTTCATTGATAGATTCAATTGATTCTCCCACTCCTTATCCCTTCAATTTTGCAGTTGGAAATGAAGTTATTGGGCAAACTTCCGGTGTTAAGAAAATAATTAGTTATGTCCCCGGAACAAGGGGTGGAGTATTTAGTTTTTTAGGAGGAGGGTCTGGATTAATATATGATGAATTTATTAATTATGAAACTAGTAAAGGAAGATATCTAGGTGAACGTGGACCATCTGTGGATACTGCCGTGAGTATGCTGTCTAGCAATAGATTAGCAGTGGTAGCATTCGGAGGAACAAAAATTCGGTACTGGCTCCAACCCTCCTCTAATAGTTCATTTCAACACGCAGAGGCACCAATTGATACAGGTGAAGCAGTAACATTAGATATTAATCCCTCTAATAGTGCCGAAATTGTTTATATAAATGGAAATTCTTATTATGATGCACTTAACAATACACTTATTTGTACTGGAACTTATCCTTCTGGTGCTATAAATGGTTTTTCCATTGCAACTGATTCTGATGGAAACATTCATTTTGTCCTTTCACAAACAGGACTTGGGGGAACTTTTTCTGGAGTTCGTAATATTAAATATTATAGAAGAATAAATGGTGTATGGTCCGGTCCTACTCATATTACTGATATGAACTATGTACAGCGTTATCCTTCAATTTCGGTGGATACTCAAAATCGAATCCATGTAATGTGGCAAGGGATGGGTTGGGGGACATATCCTCAGAGATACAGTCTTTTGATGCGGACATATGAAAATGGAGGTTGGGGTTCAACTCAGGTCATTTTGAATGAAGACAAAGACCAAGGTAAATATGGAGCAAGCCTTTTACATGCTTGGCATCCGAGTTCTAATCGATTATATGCGCCTGTTTATATTTTTAATCGGCAGGGTTCGTGGAAAATTCAATTTGGTGGTAGTCTCTATGAAGCAATTTCCCCCGATACTCTTCTGGTTGAACAAACTAAAAATCCAACAAATGTCGGAGATCCAAAACCAGAATTTTCAGCAATTCATCGAATAAAGGAAGTATAAAATCTAAACTTGAGGAACAAAATGAATGAACAATTATTTTCAGAAATCGATTATTTATCTTCACTAGACGAATATCTGGAATTTATATCCGAGCATTTTGATCTGGAACCAGAAGAAATTCTCCTAGCAATAGATTATGAAAAATATTGCGATTATGGTTGTGGCTATTTTTTAGAATTTATTAAAAAAAATCCTGATTTTAATAATGTAGAATTTCAAGAATTTGTTATTCGGCATAATAAAGCGGATCGAGATTCAGGAGAATTGGCTGATATTGCTGAATTTGAGATAATTCGATTAGCAGAAGAATTTGCTCAGGAGATGGGAATTGAAATTCCTATAGTCAAAAGAAAAAAAATAGAGGCTCCTACTTGGGAGGAAGTTCTTGAAGCTAAGGGTATGGGCGGAATCTGGGAAGAGGATTTAGCCAAAAAGAAAAGACCGCAAGATTATCCGAAAGGATGGTTTATACTTACGGATCATTCGAGAGGGAAGAGCATTCATAAAGATTTGAGGTTCAAGAGAAACGATCATTTGGAGGGTTACACAATTACCGATCAAGTAGAAGGAGCGATTAAAGAAAGGATTGATTCATTAAGCGATTTCAAAAAATATCCTTGGAATGATTCTAAGATTTTCAAATTCCAGCCGGACATGGGTGACAGGAATGTCAAATGTGTAGCAATCAAAAAATCAGATCAACCAATTCAGTGGCTTAATGTTAGAGATGTTGCTTTTCCCCCGGGCTCTGTTGGGGCCAGCAGATTTGAATGGGGGGTTTTCCGGGCTGTAGATGAAGGAATGTCGTATCAGGGAACTCAAAAAGCATATTTTAACGAGTGGTTTTTAGATGGCAAACATTTCAAAGGCCGGCTTATTTTCCGCCTTATCCCAGTTCGTCCAGAATGGAGAAAAAAGCCTAAAGCTAGATTGCAATGGCAAACATGGCTCGGAGCCCATACAACCAAGGGCCAACTCCCATATCTTCTCTCTCCTCGAGGAAGATCTCGAAAAGATGTTGCTCCACCGGAAGGTGAATCCTGGCTTCCTCCAGAATGGGAGAAGAAAATCAAAGCCGAATTCCGTTGGTGGCCTGACTCCAAATCTAAAGCAGAAAAAATTAAGCTCATTGATCAGGCTTATAATGATTTGATCGAAAGGGATGAGATAAAGGCGAGAAAATTGAAATTATCTCGGGATCTCCAGACCGATACAGCTATTGTTCTAATGACTTATGGAGAATTAAAAGCTAAGGGGTGGAATGATGAAAAAATTATCGAGAAAATCGCTGAAAAGCTCTTGCCTATTGGCTTTGATAGAGAATACTGGCAAAAGAAAGTAAAGGAAATTTTAAAGACTCATGGGATAACCATCAAAAAGGCAATGGATACTGGAACTATAGGTGAGGGTTTTGAGTGGAAATCTGAAGGTTATGCTAAAGCTAGAATTCATAAAGTCAAATTATCAGAGATAAAAGAATTGAAGAAGGCTAAATTCTTATTGCGTAGATTACATTGGCGTGGAGCTTTTGTTGTTAGGGGTATGTCTGTCGATCACTGGGATCTTCTTCTTGATAAAGGTGAAAAATGCTTAGATGAATTTGCCGGAATGATGAATAATCCCTTGGAAAAACCAGAAGGTGTAAATTGTATACGCCGGGATTATTGTACGGGAACTCCAGAAGGAAAACCTAATAAAGAATGGATAAATTTTTATAATAAATCTATTCCACCCAACCATCCTGAATGGGGAAATCCCAATAAAAAAATTTTGGCCTATGCTGATAAAGTTGATTCAGGTTCAGTTAATATAGCTTCGGATACCAGCGATTTTGTTTCATTTATGTTTCATGGCAGCAAACTCAAAGGATACTGGATAGCTAAACGTGAATCCCCTAGAAGCGAGAATTGGGTGTTTAGTAAATCAGCTTTGCCGGGGGAACCGAGAAAGTAATTTAGCCTTTCCCAAAAATTACTCCAGTTAATTTTTCAAAGATAATTTGTGCTTGTTAATCTAGTCTTAATCAATATTTCACTTCTTTTGATTCCTACCCAATGCTTGACAGAAGAATTGCCAAAATACAAATTATACAATAAGAAAAATTTCTCTGATGTTTATAAACTCCAAAAAATATTTGCAAAGGAGTTGACTGATGCCTTATTCATCTATAGCAGAGATACCAAAAGGTTTAAAAGGTGCCGGTCTTTCATTAGCTCAGGCGAATGTATGGGCCAAAATAAATGACAGCGCTGAAGCTGGTGGTGCTAAAGAACCTGCTGCCGTAGCCTGGTCCCAATTCAAGAAACTTTATAAGAAAGTGGGAGATAAATGGGTAAAACGGGCTGCAAAATTAATGAAGATTTCTACTCCTCTCGATGAACTTTCTGAGTGGCCCAAAGATTGGGAAATTCCCGAAGAAATTATTACCATTCGCCTAAACGATAAACAAGAAGTTGAAATTCCTTATATTATTAAAGATAGGATTATTCTTAAAGAAGGCGTAGCCAATGGATTATTCTATCCCGGCGAAGAACTTGAACCATGCGTTGCAGTTTTAAATGAAAAGCCTGATCCTGAAGATGTGGAAGCACGCAAACGGACTTCTTTATTTTGGGATCATGATGATGCTTGTAAAAATTGGTTGGGAGAAGCCAAAAATTTTCGTTGGGATTCTGAACAAAAAGCAATTGTTGCTGATATTTATTTAGTAGATAAATCCGCAGCGGAAAAAACGCATTACCAATTAGAAGAATCTGAAGATGGTCTCTCCCGTTGGGGAATTTCTCCCCGAGTTAAAATCACGGAACAAGATGGACGGGCTACTGATATTCGTTTTGTCTCCCAAGCTCTTGTTTTAGATCCGGCCGGCGGACCCAAGTTGATGTTGGAAAAGGATAAAAGTGAAGAACCTTATGTAGCATGGGTCTGTGAAAAATGTGGTTATTCTGAGGCTGTAGAAGAAGACGAAAAGGATGAGAAAATAAAAGAATGTCCCAAATGCGATGGTCAAATGAAACAAAAAAAAGAAGCACGAAATCCGGAAGAAGAACTTTATGAGGATTTAGAATTGGAATCTGAGGAAAATAATGAGACCATGCAATTTGGACAAAATAAGCCAGATATGAAATTATTAGCGGAAGAATTTGGTTTAACCGAAGAAGAAATTGCCAATTTTGAAGAAGAACAACTTGAACTTTTGCGTTCTGTTCCTAAAACTGAAGATATTTTAGAGGATGATAAAGAACAATTTGAGTGTGAATGTATTAAATGTGGCTATAAGATCAAATCTGAAAAACACTGCATGGATCTCAAATGCCCTAAGTGTGGTGCTCAGATGCGCCGGGCAGAAAGGCCAGGCACTGGACAACCAGGTCCCGAGGAACAATCTACTATTAGAAAGTACATCGAAAATTTTTCTCCTATTTTAAAAATTGATAATGATGAGCATATTGTAAAGATGATCGTTCTCGAACCAGAAGTAGTTGATAATCATGGACATATAGTTTCAGAAGGAGAAATTCAGAATGCTATGTATCTATGGATGGAACAGTATAAAAATACAGAAGTGATGCATCGAGATCGGGCAGGTAACTTGTTTCCTATGGAAGAAAAAATTCTTGGTCCCAATGATGATGCGTGGAAACATGGTTGGAACAATGAATTTGCGATTTTAGAATGCTATCAGTCACCGGTAGATTATTTTGAAGGAACTGAAATTGTCCGTAAGGGTTCATGGGTATTAACCTTACGGGTAAATGACGAGAACATTTGGCAAAAAATTAAAAGTAAAGAACTTACTGGAGCTTCCATTGGTGGACATGCTCTTTTAACTCCGGAGGTAGTTGCATGATCCGATTAGGGCCTAAAGGCTTGAGTGAAGGAATGAAAAGGATTTTAAATCTTTTAGTAGAAGAGATATCCTTAGTAGATAAAGCAGCAACTCGGAGAAAATTTTTATTGATTAAAAGAGATTCTAAAGATGGAATTTCTAAAGTTTCAGAAGAAGAATTAAGGAGGACAAATTTTATGGGTTTTGAAACGAAAAATTTGGAAACCGGCGAAATAATGGAATTCGAACGGACCGAAGAACTTGCCCTCCCACCCGATGTCATTAGACAGATAAAAATGGTAATCGGCTTACTCTCTAAACTCATCGGTTATAAGTATAAAGCCAAATATAAGTATCAGAAACCTGGAGACGAGAAAAAGGCAGAAATAGAGAATGTGAAACGAAAGAAAAAAGACGAAGATGAAGAGGATGAAGATGAGGAAGATAAGAAAAAGAAACAGAAACAGAAGAAAAATCTAATTCGAACCCCGAGTGAAATTGAAAGTGCGGAAGTTTCTGAAGAACTTGAAAAGGATTTAAAAAATTTGGCTAAACTTACAGAATCAGATGATTTCGACAGAGATGAAGTTCAGAAGAAAATCGATGAGATTTTGGAAAGGGTAACAGATGATTCGGGAGGTGGGGACTAATGAAAGTCGAAGAAGCTCGAAAACTCATTGGTCAGGTCCGAACTAAAATCAAAGATAAAAAAAATGCTCAATTTATAAGCAAACAAGTTGAGACTTCCATAAGAAAATTTATGGATCAAAATAGGCTGCAAAGGCCATTAAGAAAAGCGGAATTCGATATTTCGTCAGCGTCTTTTTCGTCCATAAAGCCAGAAGTTTTAAGGAAAGCGGATGATTTGTACATACTTTCTGCAATTCTTAAACGTAATCCCCAAGATTTAGAATTGTGGAAAACCTATGATACAGATATGTCTGAATTGCGAAAAGCAATGGACTCTCAGACTACAGGAGAAGGTTATGAATGGATTCCCACTGGATTTTCCAGGGAATTGCTCGAAAGAGTTAAACTTGAACTCAAAGTAGCAGCTCTTTTCAAACGATTCACCATGCCTACTCCTACCTATCGATTTCCAGCAGAAGGTGCAGATGCTACTGCTTACAAGACTCCAGAATCATTGGTTGATTCGTCAGTCAAGATTATGGCATCTACTCCACGAACGAGAAGAGTAACTTTCGAAGCTGTAAAGCTTGCATCTCGAGTTGTATTCTCAGAAGAAATGACTGAAGATTCTCTCGTACCAGTTCTTCCTTTTATTAAGGAACGATTGGTAGAAGCTTTAGCAGTTGCTGAAGAACAGGCCACAATCAATGGAGATATTATGCCCGCTCCTCACCAGGACAATGATGTAATCAATCCTCTTGATGCAAGATGGTCGTGGAATGGATTGAGATGGTGGGCTCGTAATTGCGGAGCTATAGAAGTTGATATGGGTACTTTTAACACCGCAAATTTACGCGCTATAAGAAGAGCTATGGGAATTTATGGAGCTGATCCTGGAAGGCTTGCCTGGATTACTAGTATCTGTGGTTATTTCTCGCTGTTGAATAATGCAGATGTCTTAACCGTAGATAAATATGGTCCTCAGGCTACAATCCTGAAAGGAGAATTGGGAAAATTTGATAATATTCCTATCGTGGTTAGTGAGTATGTTCGTACCGATTTGGATGCGACGGGAGTTTATTCCGGAGCAGGGAATAATCGAACAATCCTTATTCTGGTTTATCGAGATGGTTTTTTGTTCGGAGACAGACGAAAAGTAACGCTGAAGACGAAAGATGATATTGAAGTAGACCAAACTATTGGAGTTGCGACGCAAAGACTAGATTTTCAAGGGATGTATGTCTGTGCAACTGAAACTCCAGTAGGAGTAGGAATTAACGTTGGCCCATGCTAACGAAGACAGAGGAGAAAATAAATGTCAGTTGATACTATCGTCAGACATCTCGTAGTCAACGTTGGCAATATAAATCGTGATGATACAAGAAATCGGGAAATTACTCTCTATGAAGGCTGCGTGGGTCTTACTCCGACCCAAACGGTAAATGGATTAGAGTTCCCTCTTCACAAACCAGATCGTAGTATCAAAGCTACGGGTAGAGAACATGTTGGACGTGATCAGGATACTCCTCCATTTTTCCCAACTGCACCACTTACTGAAGGTCAGGATGATCAGACGACCGTCGGTTGCGCTGTGAGTGCAGAAGTAGCGGTAACTCCAGATGCTTTGGAGAATTATGTCCAACTGGCGATTATCGCTTACCATCCAGAAACTCCAGCTGCAGGTTATTGTGTAGCTTGGTTGAATGTAGATGCAGAAAATGCTCTTACAGCAGCTAGGTTCAGTAATATGAATTTAGTCTGGTGTAATAAATACATTCCACGCCAATCTAACATTACTCTGGTTGTTTTGGCTGGTATTACTCCTGGTTCAGCAGGAGGTACTCCTGGATATAGCGGTGATTATCCTGGATTGACTATCACGGGGCTAACAGCACAACTTGAATACGAGATCCTCGCGTAAAAAATGCGAAGATAAAAAGATTATGAGCGCTCGTTTTTTTGAAAAGGGATAAAAAAAACCGAAATAAAAAAGCGAGCGCCATCCTCTTCTCACCAAGAAAGAATTAAAATGTCTTTAATCTTTCCAAGTGGTATCACCCATACTTTTTGTAATTTATCTGAAACCAAATCTTACATGGGTCTTGCCGGGACCACTATCCATGATGTAATTTTACAAGGAATTCTCGAAGATGTTACTGCAGATTTTCAGGATTATATGGATTATTGGATGTTTATTTACGATTGGACAGAAGTTTTTGACATCGAAACGACACGGGAACGATGTATCCAATTGAAAGAATGGCCTGTTTGGTCAATTGCCGGATTAACAGATGCAGGACTTTCTGTTACTCCGGATTTATATAAACTTTATCCGGCAGTCGGGCAAATTTGTTTAGAAGAATCTTACTTCACCAAAGGGTTACAAACCGTAGAAGTAACTTATCGAGCAGGTTATACTCCGATCTCTGATATCCCCAAATCTCTACGGGGAGCATGTCAACGAGAAACCAGTTCAAGATTTCGTTCTCGGGAAGATGAAGACTTGAGTTATGAAAAAATTGGAGATTATGCTTATAGAAGAGATACTCACCAGGATAAAGCTTCCTCTAAAACATACGGTTTTTCTGCATCTACTAGGCGAGTTTTAAATTCTTTTCGAGATCAGGCGGTTTGATTCCTGCTTCTTCTAGTAAAAATTATAGGATATTGAATTGAGTTTTAAGTCTTTAATTTCTTTACGCGATTGTCGGGTTACACGAAAAACTAATGTTCTTTTAGAATCAACTCAAATTACAGCTGCTCCAGTTCTAGATCGACAACCTGCCCAAGAAGTCTATCTTTCTATTATAATTTCTGGGTGTTCTACCGGAAGCGGGGTAGTAGTAGTCGATGGAATTGTTTCTGGGATACCTGATTCGGAGACTTTTACTTTTATACAAAATGGTCCAGTAAATGGAAGTAAAGGTTTTACATCGATCACCTCGATTACTACTGTTGGTTTTATTACTGAACCAATTATAGGAAATATAAAAATTCTTGCAGTGACTCCAACAAATCAACCTATAGAACAAGAAATTGAAATTTTTGCAGCAATGAACTGTTGGGTAGATCTTAAAAGAGGAGGAGTTCAAATCGTTCTTCCCGGGGGAGTAGTACAGACGATTTCTAAATTATTTTGCGAATACGTTGAATTGACACCGATTTTAGAAAATGATATCGTATACTACTCTAATGTGAGATATCGAGTTGATTTTGTAGAATTTGTTGATAGCCGCAGTTCCACTCCACATCACTTGGAACTCGGACTAGAGAGATTAAAAAAAGAATAAACGCTTCTTAAATAAAAAAAAATTCCGAAAAAGGGATTCTAATGAAGCGATTAAAAATCGTAATTATTATAGGAACACGACCAGAAGCTATAAAATGTTTTTCAATTATCAAAGAACTTCAAAAATATCCAGAACAATTTGAAACTTTAATTGCTTCTACAGGTCAGCATTCGGGACTTCTCCAACAAACATTTAATTTTTTTGATATTAAGCCCACCGGTAATTTCAAAGTCATGATCAAAAATCAAACTCTTTCTGGTTTAACCTCTAAATTGATTCCAATACTCACCGATTATTTTCTTAGAGAAAAACCAGATTTAGTTTTGGTTCTAGGGGACACTACTAGTGCCTTGAGTGCTTCTTTAAGCGCCTATTATGCCCGAGTTCGTTTAGGCCATATTGAAGCAGGTCTTCGAACCCATCTTTCCTTCAATCCATTTCCAGAAGAAATAAATAGGCGAATGATATCTGCTTGTTCCGGTTATCATTTTGCTCCTACTGAAATTGCTAAACAAAATCTTCTCCAAGAAAATATCCCAGAGAATCAAATCTTTATTACAGGTAATCCTATAATAGATGTTCTGGAATATATGGTAAAGCAGAACAAAGTAAGAATAACTAAAGAATTTCAAGAAGATATGAAAGATCGTCTCTTTTTTCTTGTAACTGTTCACCGTAGAGAAAATTTCGGAGAACCTATGCAAAATATAAGATTAGCCTTAGAAAAGATCGCTGATACCTCGAATAAATTTCAGATTATTTTTCCTTTACATCCTAATCCTAGTGTACAAAAAGTTTTCAAGGACTTTGGAAAAGGATTTTCTAATATTCATGTTATCTCACCTTTATCTTATCCCGAATTTTTATCTTGGATAAAAGCTTCCTTTCTTATCCTGACAGACTCTGGGGGTCTTGTAGAAGAAGCATCTTACTTTGGTAAACCTGTGTTGATTCTTCGAGAAGTCACTGAACGACCTGAAAGTATAAATGCTCATATTGCTCGAATAGTTGGAACTCAAATTCAGGATATCTATAGAATTGCTTTACATTACTATGTTTGCCAAAAAGATTATCGAAAAATGGCAGTTGAACACAAGTTTTTATATGGAGATGGAAGGGCTGCTGAAAAAATAGTAAAATTATTGCCGGAACTTTGTCAATAGGAGGAAAATTCTATGAACATAAGAGCTAAAGGTTGGGGTATTAAGTCAGATATTGAAAAACCAGAATTTAAAAGATTGATTAAAAAATTGAAGATTATTCCGTGGAGCCGTTTGTGGGAGTGGCCATGGGTTATACTCAATTCGGATATTAAAGAAAGATTGAGAATTTTGAGCGCCGGATGTGTTGGGGACCCAATAGCAAAATATTGCATACAGAAAGGCTGCGAAACTCATGGTATTGATATTGATAATCATAATTTACCGGGTTTAAATTTTAAGAAAGCTGATATTCGGAATACTCCATATCCACCAGATTATTTCGATCGAATTTTTTGTATTTCTGTTATTGAACACATTTGGGACAACCCCATGAATAGTATTAATGAATTATTACGGGTTTTGAAGCCTAGTGGTCTCCTAGCGGTTACAACTGACATCAATTGTGGAGGAGGATCTTTTTTATTTCATCAGCCTAATTTTGATGGTCTAGTAGGAATTCCCTTGGGATTTGTAACCGGGAAAATTCCTGAAGATGTTCTTAAATCCGAAGACAGCGAAATTGGGATTGTTTGTGGACACGGATTAAGAGTATTTGGATTTGTGGTAGAGAAATAAAAATGCTAACTATTTTTACAACTTGTAAACTCTTCAAGGGAACAATAGATATTCATCAGAAAAATGCTATTCGTAGTTGGAGAAAAATTTTTCCTAATGCAAACATTATAATTTTTGGAAATGAGGATGGGACTGAATCGATAGCCAGTGAAATTGCAGCTCAAAGAATAACTGGATTAAAACGTGGTGCTTATGGAACTCCTTATATAAATGAAATATTTTTTCGAGCTCAGAGTACAACACAATTCGCTCGAATGTGTTATATTAATTCTGATATAATTCTTACTTCTTCCTTTAGACGAATGATTGAAAAAGTTTCTGACTGCCTACACAAGAATAAATGGAATAATTTTCTCACGATTGGACAACGATGGGATGTTCATTTTGATAAAGAAATAAATTTTGGAGATGTCAATTGGGAAGAAAAAATTATATCTTTTACCAAGAAAAATGGAAAGATTCATTGGAGTTCCGGAATAGATTATTTTTTCTTTTTGAGGGGATTGTTCGATGAGATTCCACCATTCTTAATTGCTCGAATGGGTTGGGATAATTGGCTTCCTTGGTATGCTTTACGCAGAAAAGAAGTACCATTGTTGGATGGAACTAAGATCGCTTTTATTATCCACTTAGAGCATTCTCGACAACGGCCTCAAGAAGAACTTCATTGGAATACTAGTCTACACCAAAATAGATTATGCTATTGTTTTAACGCCAATTGGTTAGTTGAAGAAACTGGATGCAGAAAATTAAGTAAAGAAGAAATAAAGGAGAGATTTCGATGAGTGAATTAGATCAATTTGTTGGCAATATTTTAACTAAAGAAGAAAAAAAATATCGAATGGATCGATTGAAAAAGACGATTGCAGATGACGATTTTGATATGTCTATAGACAGAAACCTTGTTGACTATCTTTCGGAGATTAACAAGTTTCAATTTCTTGTCACTACGCAGTCCTGCTGTGGGCACAATGGCAATAACGATAGAAGAGCACATTTTGACTTTCGATGTATGCTAAGTGAAAAAGACACGATAGATTTCCTCTTGCGACCAATGGCTGAGCTTGAGGGGGTCACTGTCGAGTTGATGTTAGAAACGAACAAGTGTAGGTATTGTTTATGGCTTGATAATAAAAGATGGAAGGAACAACTCACGTTTTTCATTTCTTTATTAAGAACAATTCCAAAGGAGTTGATAAAATGAAACCGAAAGTAGGTATTATCGGCTTAGGAAAATTAGGACTTCCAATTGCATGTGCTTTAGCAAAACGAGAATTTAAAGTTATGGGTATAGAGAAGAGTCGTGATAGACGAATCCAAATTCAAAATTTCGATTCTTCAATAGTAGAACCAGAAGTTTTGAAACTATTACGTCGATTTCATGATTATCCAGGTCCATTTACTATGGGTACCTGTTTACCGTGTGCTATTAATTTTGCTGAGACTCTTTTTGTTATCCTTCCTACTCCTAGTGAAACATCTGGTGCTTTTTCTGGAAAATTTCTTTTTCAAGTTAGTGATCATATAGGTAGGATACTTGGATCTCTTAAAGAAGAAAAATATCTTTTGATCGTAATTTTAAGTACAGTTATGCCAGGAACAATGGATGAAATCAAACAAATTATTGAAACAACCAGTAAAAAAAAATGTGGAAAAGATTTTGATTTATGCTACAGTCCGGAATTAGTGGCAATTGGGAGTGTTATCGAAACCTATTTAAATCCCGATTTTGTAATTATTGGAGAATCAAACCCCGAAGCAGGAAAAAGATTAAAAAAACTTTATAAACAACTATTTTTGAATAATCCTCCTATTATACACATGAATTATACAAATGCAGAAATTGCTAAAATTGCTTTAAATGCTTATATAACAACTAAAATTTCTTTCGCTAATAATCTAGCTGAAATCTGTGAACGAATACCTAGAGCAAATGTTGATACTATTACTTCTACCATTGGACAAGATTCAAGGATCGGAACAAAATTCTTTAAAGGAGCTTTAGGATTTGCTGGCCATTGTTTCCCTAGAGATTCTAAAGCTTTAGCTTATTGGTCTTCTCAAGTTGATATTAACGCTTCACTCTCAAAAGCAACTGATGCTATCAATAATAGACAACCGGAACGAATTGTAAATTGGATTAAAAAAATTCTGCCTGTAAATGGAGAAGTTGGTATCTTGGGAATTGCTTTTAAACCGAATACAAGCGAAACTGAAAAATCTCAAGGATTGAAAATTGCTCAGAAAATCTCAGACGATGGAATAATGGTTCGGATATTTGATCCATTAAAACCTGAAAGTTTTGATGAAGTTTTAGCAATTGGTAGAAATATCAAGTGGGGATTTGCTATACAAAATCTTCTCAACCATTCTGATGTTGTAATCATTGCTAATCCCTGTAAAGAATTCCAAGATTTAGAACCTCAAGATTTTAAGGAAGGCGCTACAGTAATTGATTGCTGGCGAATTTTAGATGCGTCAAAGTTTCAAAATCAAAAACGAGTTACATATTGTGCAGTAGGAATCTATAGTGATGAATCTTAAACAAAAAATTATTGGAGTTGTAGGTGGTATGGGGCCATATGCTACTGTATCCTTTTTTCAAAAACTCATAGATTTAACTCCAGCAAAAAAAGATTGGGAACATTTGAGGATTCTAATCGATTGTAATGCTAAAATTCCATCCAGAACTCGGTCTATATTGTATGGAGAAGCAAGCCCAGTACCTCGAATTATAGAAAGTATAAAAGGACTTTCTTTGATTGGGGCTGATTTTATTGCTATGCCTTGTAATTCAGCTCATTATTTTCACGATGAAATTATCTCGAAAATCAAAATACCTCTTTTAGATATAGTTAAAATTGCTTCTGATGGTATCAAAAAACGAGGATTTAAAAAGCCTCTGATTCTTGGTGGCTATATTACAACTCAAAAAAAATTATATTCAGAACATTTATCCGAGGCAGTTTATCCACAGGGAAAATGGGCTGATTTAGTTACTGATATTCTCGAAGAAATAAAATTAAAATCAGAAAATGTTGGCGAGGAAAAGCAGGCAAGATTTATCGAATTGGTTGATAATTATAAAAATCAGATAGATTCGATTATTTTGGCATGTACTGAATTGTCAATTATTTTTCATTATACTAGTATTTTCAGTAAGCCAATAATCGATTCTACATACGAATACGCTAAAGCGGTTGTCAACTATGCCAGAGGGGAAAATGTCTCAAATTAAGAATGCAATAATTTTAGCGGCAGGTTTTGGAAGAAGGCTTCGTCCATTAACTCTTGAGGATCCAAAATGTTTAACTAAGATAAATGGTAAACCAATTCTTGAAAATACTTTGGAAATTTTGATTAAAAATGGTATTCAGAAAACGGTAATTGTGATCGGTTATCTAGGAGATATTGTAAAAGATTGGATTGGACTCGAATATCAAGGTATGCCAATTTCTTACATCCGAAATGAAATTTTTCACCGTTCAAATTCGATGTATTCTCTTTTTTTAGCTAGGAAATATTTAAAAGAAGGAACTATTTTGATTGAAGGAGATACATTTTTTGAAGAGGCATTAATTTCAGGAGTATTAGCACGAAGTCAAAATAAGTCATATTGGATTGTTTCTTGGTTTAGTCCAGAACATGAAGGAAGTAGATCTACTGTAAATAAAAATGGAAGAATTCAAAAAATAGAGATAGTCAGAAAACCCGTAACTGAGTTTGGATTCAATCAATATAAATCAACAGGTATTTTAAAATTAACTTCAAAATATGGTAAAAGACTTGCATTATGGCTTTGGGAAGAAATAAAGCAAACCAATGTTAATGTCTATTTTGATATAGTTATTGCAAAACACTTACCTGAATCTGCAATTTATATTCATGATGTCACTGGATTAAAATGGGCAGATGTAGATAAAATCGAAGATTTAGAACGAATCAGAGAAGAAAATCTAAAAGATAATCCACGAAAATTGGATTATAAAAAATTAGATGAATTTTGGGATAGACGAGCAGAAAAATATGGAAAAATGAATACAAAAAGTATAACTCTTTTTGAGAAGTCTGACCTAGTATTGGAACGAGATAAATTAGAAAAGAAAGAACTCGCTAAAATAGAAATGCCTAAAAATTGTAAAGCTTTAGATCTAGGCTGTGGAACAGGTAGACTTTCCACTTTCCTTGCTCAAAGATGTAAAGAAGTATTGGCTATCGATTCTTCTAAAGCTCTTTTAGATATAGCAAAGAAAGAAAATGTTGCTCCTAATATCACTTACTTTCAATCCTCGATTCTCGATTTCCAAAGTAGTGTTGTTCCTTTTGATTTTGTTCTTATTTCAGCAGTACTAATGTATATCGATGATAAAGATTTGCCTACTATCGTTGACAATCTTAAATATATGACTCAAAAAGGAAGTCTCGTTTTTTTAAAAGAATCAGTTAGTCTCTTAGGAAAAAACTTTGAGATAATTGATAAATATTCCGAAAATCTAAAATCAGAATATACTGCTATTTATAGAAAACCTATTACTTATAGTTATATTTTTGAAGAAGCAGGATTTAAGCAAATTAGTCTTAAAAAGCTTTATCAACACCATCAAGAAACAGCGACGATGGTCTATTTATTCAAGAGAAAATAAATGAAAGATATTGAAGGTAGCGATAGTTTAGGGCAAGCGTGGTTTATGCTTAAACTTAAAAATTTAGGAGGAACTATCTTAGATTTTGGCAGCGGAAGTGAGGCAGGATATGGTCGAATTTTAGCAAAACATGGATTTAATGTAATTTGTATCGATATTGCACCACCAAAAATGCCAGAACAATTGCCTAACTTAAAATATATTCAGGGGGATATAACAGATTTATTTTCTGAAGAAGAATTTGCCAAGAGTCAATTTATGGGTTTTACTGGGATATGGCCAGAGGCACCTGTTATGCCTGATTTTATTACAAATCTTTCTAGTATAGAGCATGCAGGACTTGCTGGTCGTTATAGTAGCAAAGATGAGCCAGATCAAGATTTAAAGATTATGAAATTAATGAGACATCTTATTAGGTCTGAAGGATTCCATCTTCTTCAGATTCCTATTGGGATAGATGATACAATTGGTTATTATCACCGAATTTATGGTGAGAAACGATTACCTAGATTATTAGAAGGGTGGAAAATAGAAGATGAAGCTTACTGGAGAAAAGAAGGAGAAAATAATATTTACATCCAAACAGATAAAGAGACTTGTTTAAAAGAGAAAGCGACCTATTCAATTCCTCACTATTATGCAGTAGGTTGTTTTAAATTAAGGATTGCGAAATGATTTCAATTTTTACTATGCCTAAAGATTTTATAGGAGAATTTGAAATTATTCAGCGTAATGCAATCCGGACTTGGAAAGAAGAATGTCCCAATAGCGAAATAATTTTAGCGGCGAATGCTGAAGGAGTTTCTGAAGTTTCTGCACAATTTGGAATCCAACATTTACATGGTGTTCGATCAGGGGATTTAGGTTCGCCATTGCTTAGTAGTTTGTTTCAACAGGTAAAACAAGAAGCCCGAAATGAGATATTAGCTTTTATTAATGCTGATTGCATGCTTATCGGAAATTTAGAAAAGGCTGTTGAATTAGTTCGCAAGAAATTTGAGAAATTTTTAATGATCGGAATTAGATACGATTCAGAAATTTCTCAACTTCTTCCGACAGAGGATTGGAAAGATTTTATTCTAATGAATAAAGGATTACTCCATCCTTTTGCTCGCCGGAAAGAAATTGGCAAAACCTCGGTTGCCGGAACTGATCTTTTCGTATTTCCAAAAGATCTATATCCCGAAGTCCCTCCTTTTAATATCGGAACTTTTTATTATGATGCCTGGCTTATTTATGATGCTTGGCGAAGACAGATACCAATAATTGATATTACTCCGGATATCATGACAATTCATCAAAAACATACTGTTAAAACTCGTACTGATAATTTTTGGAAAGAAGCTGATATTAATGAAAAACTTTGTTCTGGGAAAAAAGCCTGTCGAGATGCTAATTTTATCTTGGAAAATGGAATTCTTCAACGGAATAAAAGTCTATCTTTATTTACCCACCCTCGGTATTTTCAAGGAGAATTTGATCGAATTCAAAGAAATGCGATTAAAAGTTGGCTTGCCTCCTGCCCAAGTAGTGAAATTGTGCTTCTTGGAAATGCACCTGGAAATGAGAGAATGGCATTAGAATCACAACGAATTTATCGATGCCCTGAAAAAATTGCAATAAATGATATGGGTAAAAAATTTTATACGCCGAGAATCCGATCAATTTTTGATAGAGGGCTGGCAAATGCAATTCATGGCACTTTGGGTTTTATCAGTACAGACTTGATTCTAATTGGTGATTTGGAAAAAATGATTAAAATTGCAAGAGATAAATTTCGTGAATTTTTAATCATCGGTCAAAAATGGAATTTAAAAATTTCGGATGAAATTGACTTCACAGAAAATTGGCAAGTAAAATTAAAAACACTTCTCAAAACCGAGGGCAATTTACTATCTCCGTCTAATATAGACTATTTTATTTTTACTCTTAATTCTCTCCCTTCTATTTCAAAATTTCCTGATTTTTTACTTGGCAGACCCTATTGGGAACACTGGTTAATTTATGAAATGCTTAAACGAAATATTCCGGTGATTGACGCTATGAATGTAATTACCGCTATTCATTGTACACATATAAGAAATGAGAAATCAGTAGCACCTCATCAATTCAAAATAGAAACGAGAATAAATTTTGAATTGATCAGGGGAGCAGCAATTGCTGGTGGCAATATAAATAATTCACAATACATTTTTACTAAGGATCTGAAAATTAAAAAACGAGAATAATCAATGACCATTTTTTCTTTTCCCAGAGTTTTTGCTGATATTCCAAATGGACTTTTTAAAACAAATCAAATAAATGCAATTACTAGTTGGAAGCTTACGCAACCAAAAGCTGAAATTATTTTATTTGGCAATGAATCTGGTACAGAAGCTATTTGCAAAGAATTGAACCTGAAACATTTTAAAGACGCAAAAGTAAATAATTTTGGCACCCCTTATCTTAATCATTTATTTGAAACAGCTCAAGAGATAGCTTCTTCAGAAATTCTCTGTTATCTTCATTCTGATGTTATTCTGTTAGAAGATTTAACTGATATGATCAAAACAATAAAAATAACATTTAACCAATTTCTTCTATTAGCTAGAAGATACGATCTGTTTTCCGAATGGAATGGCACAGTTAAAGAAAGTAAAGAAATGTCTATAGGTAAAGTTAATTTTTCTGGAGAATGGAAAAATTCTCTTAAAGAATTAATTTATAAACATGGAAGACTTCGACATCCTGGTTCTTGCGATTGTTATATTTTCACAAAAAACCTCTATCCTAAAGGGTATTTGCCCGATTTTCTTTTAGGAAGACAACTTTGGGATGGATGGATTATCTATGATGCCATTGAACGAGTAATTCCCAGTGTTGATATTTCTTCTTTCAGAATGTTACATCAAACTCATACTCGCCATAAATGGGGACTTTTGAATCCAAAGCAATTTGCTCAAGAATTTGAAAACAATCGACAATTAGCTGGTGGGAAAAAGAAACGAGTGGATCAAATACCGTATTTTTGGAAAGATAATAAATTACAATTGAGGAGTTAATTTTTATGGATGAAAAACAAAAAATTGATAATTTTCTTCATGTCAAGGAAGTTGCTGATAAATATGAAGTACCATTAATTCTGTGTCAAGGAATTTTATTGGGAGCAGTAAGAGAAAATCGTTTACTTCCTTGGGATGGTGATTTTGACTTCTTTATCCTGTCTTCGATTCCTTATGAAAATATTGTCGCTATGATAAATCATTTTACCAAAGAAGGATGCAATATCTGGGAAACTTATAATATTCCAAATGGAACATCGATTCATTGGTCTTTTGCTCATTCTCCGATTAGTGGTAAATCAACTTTTGGTTTCAAGATTCTTTATCCATCTAAAGATCCAAAATTTTTATGTGCAATTACTTGTTATCTAGGACGAGATGCTGGAGCTGCTATGACTCTTTTCCCAAGGGGTATGTTTGATCCACCCCAAGAATTTGAATTTTTAGGAAAAACATTTTTAGTTCCAAAACCTCCTGAAAAATGGATAGAAATGAATTTTGGAACTGATTGGAAAACTCCTGTTATGGGTTATTCTTGGATGAAAAATAAACAATGGAAAATTGCTTTAGTTCAAAATATGCCTGAATCTCCTTGGCCGTACGCAACCCGAATTGACGGGCAGGCGAGACTTGATTGGTTAAAAAGAGGGAGAAAATGGTAGGAAAATATAGAACATTAGAAGAATTTCGGGGAAGATATAAAGATAAAGAGATTTGGATAGTTGGTCCAGGTCCTTCTTTTCATGACTATCCTTGTGATTTCTTTAAAGATAAAATAATTATCACTTTGAATTACATGTGCCTTGCTCTCCCTAAATCTAAATTTTTTTTTACTAATCATCAAAGTGTAGTCGAAGAAGCCCGGCGGAAGATACCTAATTGTCTTGAAAAGTTTATTTGTTGCTATCTTCCCGATCCAAATGATCCTGCCAGATATAATCCGAAGAAAAATTTATTTGGACTAGGTGATGTCGGTAGCGAAATGATTTACGTACCTTGGGAACGAGATCCTGTTCCTGACAGAAAATCAATTTTTGAAAAAATGGCACAAAATCTTCTACAATTTCAAAATCAGTCAATTTATATTTTAATGTGGAGTGCTATTGCTCATGGTGCAATAGAAATTGCTATTTTTCTAGGTGCCAATCAAATTACCCTAGCGGGTTGTGACGAACAATTACGAGGGAATGTTCTTGAAGCTCCTGAAAGTGGTAGATTTAGTACAGTAATTTCTCGATACAAAACTTTTAAAGAATTCCGAAAAGAAATTGAAATTACATTTCAGGAAATGCGTAGTGGAACAAAATGGTTAACAGAGATATTTTCTAATTATGGAATAAAAATCCAAAAATATCTTTACAATGAAGGATATAGGAGAATAATATGAGATTTATTGAAGATTCTAATTTAAGAAATAAATATAAAGGTCAAGAAATTCTTATAGCTGGTTCTGGTCCAAGTTTGGATGATTTTCCAGATAATTTTTTTGATGATAAAATCGTGATTACAGTTAATATGTCATGTCTTGGTATCCCAAATGCTACATTTCATTCTTGCGTTCATGCTCTTCCTTTAAAAATATTACGAGATAAATATCCAGACCTATACTCAAAATTTTTACCTAAATTTATTTGTTTTTGTCCAGTAGATTGTACTCATGATAGTTTGGGACGTCCTTACAATCAAACTGGTCAGTATGGTGAAATTCCAATTTATGCCAAATCTGCTATTGGAGGTCATAGTAAAGAAAGATTTATAACAGCAGTAAAAGAAATTATGGCTGGAAAATCAACCGTTTTTCGTTCTTTCGGAACCAGTTCACATCCACCAATTCAGGCTGCAGTTGTCTTGGGAGCAAAAAGAGTAACGTTAGTGGGTTGTGAAGAATGTGCTAGAAAATTTCAATACCATGCCCATCGGGGAGAAATGAGAAAAATTCTCAGAGAACCTTTTAAAGAATATCCACAGGAATGGCAAGAAGGAAAAGCTCGACATTCTGTTAAGCATATGCAAGGACAAATTTGGTTGGCTGAAATATTTAAATCTTATGGTATAGAAATACAACGTTATTTTTATGGGAAAGGGTATGAAAGCATTATTTAAAGATAAAATTATTTTGATTACTGGAGGCACAGGATCTTTTGGACAAAAATTTGTAGAAATTGTTCTTAATGAATTTCAGCCAAAAACAATTCGAATATTTTCTCGTGGAGAATTAAAACAACAAAAAATGAGAGAAAGATTTAAAAATAATAGACTTAGATTCTTTATCGGAAATATTAGAGATAGAGATAGATTATATAGAGCTATGAATAATGTTGATATAACGATTCACGCGGCAGCATTGAAACAGGTTCCAACTTGTGAATACAATCCAATCGAAGCGATTAAAACAAATATTAATGGAACAATAAATGTAATAGATGCAGTAATTGATAACAAGGTTGAGAAAGTAATGGCATTAAGTACCGATAAATGTTCATATCCAATAAATTTATATGGAGCAACTAAATTAGTAGCAGAAAAACTATTTATTCAAGCAAACTCATATGCTAGTGGCAAAAACATTAAAATGAGTTGTGTCAGATACGGAAATGTTGTAGGTAGTAGAGGAAGTGTTGTTCCACTTTTCCTCCGACAAAAACAAACTGGCATTATTACTATAACTGATGAAAAAATGACTAGATTTTGGATTACCCAAGAAGAAGCTGTGCGATTTATTATTTTTTGTATTGATAAAATGCAGGGTGGTGAAATTTTTATTCCTAAAATACCTAGCATTAAAATAATTGATTTAGCAGATGCAATTGTTCCGAGTGCTGAAAAAAGAATAATAGGAATTCGTCCTGGTGAAAAAATCGATGAAACTCTTTTGACGGAAGAAGAAGCGCAACATTCGTTGGAATTTAATGATTATTTTATTATTGAACCAGAACATCCTTTTTGGGGTCGGAAGGCAAAAAAATTAGGCAGTAATCGCCTTTCTCTTGGATTTAAATATACTAGTAAAAATAATCCTCATTGGCTTTCTAAGCAAAAACTTCACGCAATGATTCAAAATTTATCAAAAGAGGAAATTGAAGAGTGAGTGAATTTTTGTCCTATAGTTGTCAATGGATAGATAATAAAGATATCGAATCGGTTGTTGATGTTTTGAAAGGTGATTGGATTACACGAGGACCTAAAATTGAAGAGTTTGAGAAAGCTCTACAAAATTATACCGGAGCGAAATATGTGGTAGTATTCTCCTCAGGAACTGCAGCTCTTCACGCTGCTTATTTCGCTGCAGGTATTAAATCGGGTAATGAAATTATCACTTCACCGATTTCTTTTGTTTCTACAAGTAATGCTGCTTTATTTCTAGGAGCCGAACCAGTTTTTGTTGATATAGAACTTAATACTGGAAATCTTGATTTTAAGAATATAGAAAAATTGATTACGAAAAAGACAATTGCAATTGTTCCTATTCATTATGGTGGACATCCTGTAGATTTGACAACAATCCGGGCTATTGCTCGATACCGTCATCTTCTAATAATAGAAGATGCTTGCCATGCTTTAGGAGCAAAATATTTTAATGAAAAGATTGGAAGCTGTCGGGACTCCGATATGACTATTTTTAGTTTTCATCCTCTTAAATCAATAACTACAGGTGAAGGAGGTGCAATCACAACAAATAGTAGAGCATTTTATAAACGATTGAAGGTGTTTCGAGGCTTAGGCATCACTAAAGATCCGGTTGAATTCAAAGTTAAAAATTATCCTGGAGGATGGTATTCCGAAATGCAACTTTTGGGTTATAATTACAATCTGACTGATTTCCAAGCAGCTCTTGGAATTTCTCAATTGAAAAAATTAGATATGTTTATTACTCGGCGTCGAGAAATTGCAAGGATATATTCTAATGCTTTTCGAGATAATTCTTGGTTTGATATCCCGGTAGAAAAATCTTATGCTCAATCTGCTTGGCATCTATATCCTATTCGACTGAAAGAAAAATACAAAAATGAGCGAAAAAAAATTTTTAATAAATTGCGAGAACAAGGATTAGGAGTTCAAGTTCACTATCTACCAATTTATCGACATCCATATTACCAAAAATTAGGTTATTCTTTAGAAGGTTGCCCAAACGCAGAAGATTTTTATGAACGAGAAATTAGCATCCCGATTTATCCAGCGATGACAGATGCTGATATAGAACGAGTTATAAAAATAATCCAAGAGATAAAATTATGAATTTACAAGAAAAAATTTGGCAAGGAAAATTTGGCAAAGACTACACCAATCGTAATTTTTCTTCCATAGTGCAAATGAATTCTCTTTTTAAAAAGAATTACGGTATTAGCCGGACTAAAATAATTGAAAATTTTTTGGGTAGTTTCAATCGTTCAATTCGAATTTTAGAAGTTGGTTGTAATATTGGAAATCAACTACTTTGTTTGAAGCAAATGGGTTTTATAAATTTATTTGGGATCGAATTGCAAAGTTATGCCATTGAAATTGCTAAATCCCGTGTTCATGAAATTAATATTATTCAAGGTTCAGCTTCTAATCTTCCATTTAAGGATGAATATTTCGATCTGATTTTTACTGCCGGACTTCTTATCCACATTGCTCCGAAAAATCTTAATAGAATATTAAATGAGATAGCTAGATGCACTTCAAGTTATATTTGGGGTTCCGAATATTTTTCAAATATATATAAGGTAGTAAAATATCGGGGTTGTAATGAATTATTATGGAAAACGAATTTTGTAAAACTTTATCTTAATCTTATTCCTAATTTAAAATTAGTTAAAGAAGTTCGTTTACAATTTCAGAATACAAAAAAACAAAGTACTATTTTTTTATTGAAGAAAAAATGAAGGTTATAGGAATAATTCAAGCTAGAATGGGTTCTACTAGATTGCCGGGTAAAATGATGCGAAAAATAGTTGATAAACCCGTACTTTGGCATACTGCAAATAGATTGAAACATTCTAAGTTTTTAGATAAGCTTGTCATAGCGACAACTGATAAGAAAATAGATGAACCAATTACTCTTCTTGCTAAAGATTTAAATTTGAAAACTTTTACCGGAAGTGAAAAAGATGTTTTGGACCGATTTTATCAAACTGCAAAATATTATCAAGCTCAGATTATTGCTCGATTTTGCGGTGATTGTCCTTTGATTGATCCTGAAATCATTGATCGAGTGATTGGTCACTATTTAAAATATAATGGAAAAATAGACTATGTACGAGGAAGTTTAAACTATCCTTCTGGCATCGCAGCAGTTGGAATTTTTTCTTTTTTACTTTTGGAAAAAGCATGGTATGAAGCAAAATCATCTATAGAACGAGAACATGTTATACTTTATATCTGGAAAAATGAAAAACAATACAAAATTGTTAGTGTTGGAAATAAACAAGATTGGTCTCATATTCATTTGACAGTAGATACTGAAAAAGATTTTCAACGAATAAAGTCTATTTTTTCTTTTTTATATAAAGAAAATAAGATTTTTCATCTACAAGAAATTCTTGATTTTCTTGAGAAAAATCCTCAATTTATAAACGAGGAAGAAGAAAATATTCATGATTACCACAAACGTCTAAAAAATTTGGTTAAAGAGTCCTAGCAATGAGAATAAAAATTGGTAGTAAATATATTGGTGAAAAAGAATCGTGTTTTATAATCGCTGAAATAGGAAGTAATCACGATTGTAATCTTAAACAAGCTAAACAATTGATAAAAATAGCAGCAG